TTGACGCGAGGAATGGCGGGGTAGATTCATTTAAAAATCTATGTGAAGAAATTCCGGATGTTTCCCGCTCTAAATTCGTCGTTGCTACTGGAAGCGGAAACGGCAGTGCTCATCATTATTTTAAGATTCCTGATTCAACCGCTTTAATACAGCATGTAGATAAGTACAAAGGAATTGACTTTAAATCAAGTGGTTTTGTAATCGGCGCTGGGAGCATGCACGCCAGCGGCATGCAATACGAGATCGAGCGGGGCGCCCCCCAGGACATCACCGAGGCCCCCCAGGCGCTAGTGGAGCTGCTGCGCAAGCCTGATCGGTATCGAGTCGCGACCGAGCGGGGGGAGGTGGACATTGACGAGGCGCGCATTATTGAGATGCTGGAGTATGTCTCGCCGGACTGCCCCTATGATCGGTGGATTCGCGTTGGCATGGCTATTCATCACGCGATGAGGGGCGCGGGGCTGGATATATGGGACCAGTGGAGCCAGCAAGCGGGCGGGCGCTATCCCGGCGCGGAGGTGCTGGAGAGGCATTGGCACAGTTTCGGCAAGGCGGCCAACCCGGTCGGGTTCGGCACGCTAGACCACTACGCCCGCGAGGGCGGATATTGCGAGGATGTGGAGTTCGTCTATCAGGGCGGGCCGGAGGATCCGGGGGACCCCGCAGTGGACCTTCGGCGGCCACCCGGGTGGGTGGGGGAGTTGTGCGAGTGGATCAATTCGCAGTGCCTATACCCGCGCGAAAATCTCGCCGTTGCGGCGTCGCTGTGCGCGGTGTCGACGCTGGCGGGGATGCGCCACCACGACGAGCTGGACGACATCGCGCCAAACCTGATCGCTTTTTGCATTGCAGGATCCGGCACAGGTAAGGAAGCTGTGCAGCAGGCGTATCTCCAGATTATGCGGGCGGCGGGGGTGCAAGCGGCGCTGCACGGCGGATTCAAATCAGAGCAAGAGCTGATGCGCAACCTCATTCGCCACCCGCTCGCAGCGTACTCAATCGACGAGATCGGCATTACGCTGCGCAAGCTGGAAAACTCATCCAAGCGGGGCGGCGCGTCCTACCTGGAGGGGATCATTGGGCTTGTGATGTCTGCGTACAGTAAGGCCACTGGCTATCTGCCAATAACCGGGGATCTCAAGGAGGAGATCAAACAGCTGCTCATTGCCGAGGCGGCGCGGGCGGAAAAGAGGCGCGACAACCTGCCAGCCGATAGCAGCGCAGACGCCGAGCGCGAACGTCTGGACGCTAAAATAGCCGGGCTGCAAGCAGACCTCGGGCGCGTGGATGATGGGCTGGATTCGCCATACCTCACAATCATGGGATATACCACACCTGTCACATTCGAGGCGCTGATGGGCCGCGAGCAGGCGACAAACGGATTTTTGGCGCGGGCCATGCTGTTCCAGGAGCTGGAGACCAATCCCAAGCGTCGGAAGCGGTTCCGCAAAACACCAATGCCGGACAGTCTCGCAGCAGCAATCCAGCAGCTCTATTCGCCCGGGGCGTACGACATGCTGGAGAGCCGTGACGAGCGCATACAGCACGCAGGGGAGCGTACCCCTGTTGCCACCACGCTGGAGGCCCAGGACGCGCTTGACGCGGCGTACGAGCGGTTTCACGCGCTTGCGGAGGAGCAGAAGGGGGCGACTGGTTTGGAGGCCATTCCCAGGCGCGGCTACGAAATGACCGCCAAGGTGTCGATGATCCTCGCCATCCCGAGCGGTCTGCGCACGCTAGAGCAAGTCGTATGGGCCGAGGCGCTGGCGAGGCGGGATTGTGACGCCAAGATCCGCATGGCCTACGGGACCGAGCGCGAGGGCGAGGCGGATGGAATGGCGGCGCGGGTGCTGTCGCTAGTGGATAGCGAGCACGGCGAGACCGAGGGCGTCATCTGCAATCGGGTCAAGCCGCGGGCGAAAAGCGAGGTGCAAGCGCTGCTCGCGCAGATGGTGGCAAAGGGCA